TTATTTTACAAAATCTTTTTTATTTTACAAAATCTTTTTTATTTTACAAAATCTTTTTTATTTTACAAAATCTTTTTTATTTTACAAAATCTTTTTTATTTTACAAAATATAATTTTATATTTTATAAACGCATAAAATTTTTATGAAATCTATTGAGATACTCTTAATGAAAATATTGAACCATTCATAGGCCCATCATAACTTCCATATGTTTTACAAATAAATTGAAGATTTTCTAAAAATATCGAACTATACCGGTCCGATATTCCATAACCTTCTGAAATAGTTGGCGCGATATATGCCGGATAAATAGGTTGTATTGGAAAAGCCGTTTTATTTATCATAGGATTTCCCCATAAAAAATTAACACTCGCCAAAACTTCGGGACATGTATTTTGATTTGGTAAATTAATAGTCGCCGTCGATTCAAATTCGCTACAATATAAATATCGGCCATCAGAACTCACAATATCAACTATATATTTTGAATCACTTCCAGATAAATAATCATTCATCTTATTATACAATTCAGTATATTCCAAACTATTTGGATTAGTATTTGTTAATAATTCCGCAATTATAATAAACTCGCTCTGTGATAAAAGATAATCGATATACGCTTTTGAAGATAAATATGTTGGTAATTTATTTGGAACATTATATTTTAATTTAATCGGTATTTTGGACATTGTTGAATTAACTTCTGGTATAGTTCCATTATAAGGATATAATCTGTTTAATATTGAAAAATAGCCATCTTCATTATATTCATAAATAAATTTAGTTTCTAATGTAGTTCCAATATTTAAATTATATATTGCTGGAAAATCAGTTATATTACAATTATTTCTTACGCATAATAAATTATTATTATTATCATATATTTTATAATATTCTGATTCATCATATTCAATTAGAGATGGATTATTTGGAGTAATCCCAGTTATTTTAAATATAGAATAACTATCCGGTAATTGTTGTTGTCCTCCATTATAATAAGTTAAAAATAATTCTTTATCATTTCCAATAATAACGTCTTTTGTAAATGTATATTGATATTTTCCATATGGAGCGCTATTTATTGTTGGAGATAATGCGGTATTTAATATCCAAGCCGGACTACTACTTCGATAAGGATTAATTGTTGTATAATTTTCTTTTGTTATTTCTAATCCATTAATAGTAAAATCATTCAATACGAATAATATATCATACAAAGTATATGCTGAAAAGCTAAATCCTTTTGGATTATTTTTAACAGCATTATAAACTTCTTCTGATAATGAAGTAAAATTTATATTAGTTAAAATTTGAACAACCACCGGAATGCTTCCAAATATATTTGTGATATTTACATTAAAATTGCTACATATTATAAATGAGTTCTTCGGAAAATTTCTAATAAATGAATCAGTAATATATATATTTGTTAAACTCGGAGTATTTGCTAATACAATTACCATAGAATATTCTTTTATATTATAATTGTATTTTCCTACTTCAAAAAATGAAACAGATACTGGAATATTTAATATATTCGCTTGAATTTTAATTTGATTCAAATAATCATTTAAAAATATTTCATTTGTTGTATTTTTCTCATATAATACATGAACATATTTCATTTGATAGTCTTTATATAGCATAAAATTATTCATAGAAGCATATTGATTTAAATAAGCATAAGTAAGAACATTTGGAATAGTCCGAATAAGATTCGATGTTGCCGTTAATGACAAACTTAAAATATCTAATCCTTTCCTATTAAAATAATTTGAACATTCAACTAATATTGATGTTGTAGTTGATATTGTTGCTCTTTTTCCCGATGGATAGTTCTGAATGAATTCATCTAAAACTCTATCGGTTTCAGTTATTGACCCATCAATTAAATATATACCTGTAATAACTATTTTATTATTTGGATATTTTTCATTAAATAGATTAATAACACTATTAAATGATGGTAATAAATTTTCTGCTGAGTTTATATTTATTAATATTACAACATAAACATTTTCAGAAACCATATTATATAATATATTTTAATTTTACTGGGACTTTTGACATCGTCGAATTAACTTGCGGTATAACCCCATTATATGGATATAACCTTTCCAATTTTATAAAATATCCTTCGTTATTGTATTTATAAATAAATTTTGTTTTTACAGTTTTTCCAACATTCAGATTTTTACCAATTGGGAAATTTGTTATATCACTATTAAATTTTACGCATACTAATTTATTATTACTATCATATATCTCATAATAAATTGATTCATCATATTCAATAAGAGACGCATTGTTCGGAGTTATCCCCGCAATTTTAAATATTGAATAACTATCCGGTAATTGTTGCTGTCCCCCGTCATAATATTGTAAAAATAAATTCCGATTATTTCCAATAATCACATCTTTTGTAAATGTATACTGATATTTTCCATATGGAGCGCTATTAATTATTGGAGAAATTGATGTATTCAATAACCACGCCGGAGGAATTTCTTTATATGGATTAACTGATACATAATTTTGCTTAGTTAATTCTAATCCATTCGTAGTAAAAACATTTAATACAAAAAGAACATCATAAAAAGCATAACTCGTATAATCATATCCAAATGAATCATTTTTTACAACATCATACACTTCCTTTGTCGTCGTTGTAAAATTAATATTTGTCGGGTAAACAACAAACGCCGGAATATTTCCAAATATATCTCTTATTATTGTATTCGCGGTTGTCAGCGTAATATAACAATTCGCTGGAATATTCGCTAAAAATTCCGGAGTTATATACAAATTCGTTAAATCATTCGTTAGTGCTAATGTAATAATCATTGATTTCGGTTTTATATTATAATTTGATTTTCCATTCTCTAAATATGAAATTTCTAATGGAAGATTTAATAAACTTGCCTGTTTTTTAGTTTGCTCTAAGAAATCAACTAATCCAATATTAGTAGATTCCCCGTATAATACATGAACATGCTCCATCTGATAATCAAAATATGTCATAAACATTGTCATTACTGAATATTGATTAAATGGAGTATATGTGATTGCGTTTGTTAAATTTGAAATCGCATTTGATGTCGCATTTATTGATATACTCAAAATATCCAGCCCCTTTCTAATAAAATAATTTGAGCAATCTGTTAAAATAGTCGTCGTGATAGAAACCGCTACACGTTTTCCAGTAGGATATTTCTGTATAAAATCATCTAATACGCCATCCGTTTCCAAAGTTGTTCCATTAGTTAAATATTTATCAAATACTAATGAATTATTTGGATATTTTTCATTAAATAAATCAATTACTCTATTATATTGTGAAAAATTTGGATAATTATTTTGATTTATAATCAAAGCAATATACACATTTTCCATCCTTATATTTTATACTATTTTATTATTTTTTGTATTCTGATATTTTTACAAAATATATTTTTATATTTTATAAACGCATAAAATTTTTATGAAAAATATTTTCATAAAATAAAATATTTTATTTTCTACACTTGAATACAAACTCATCTACTTTTTTCAATCCATATTTTTTAACAAACGACTCCAAATCAAATTTTTTTCGTTGCGCAATCGGTTTATCCAATTTTATTCGATTCGATTGTTTATACAATTGTATGTAATATCGATGTGGCGCAGAATCCATCGGAGGATTTGGCGATTTATATCTCCAAATGATTTCATCATTATTTATTACCAGATTATGTAGCATGTATTTCTCGGTCGGATTGCTTGGATAATGCGCGTCTGGATCGACAATTATAAGTGTCAATAAATTATTTTTATATTTTTCTTTTTCTGTGTCAGATATAACAATTTTAGGTTTTCTATTTATTTCTAATGTTGTATAAATCTTATTTTCTTGTAGCAAAATATTATTTACAAAAACTTTCATATATTTTATAAAATAATATTTATTTTATGCGCAAATAATCTTCTCTTGCTACCAGATTATTATACATATTTATTATACCCCGTTGGGAAGCGTAATATTTAAGTATTTCCATTTTTTTAGGATGTAAAAAACTTATATTTCTAAATGGATTTGATACAAATAAATTAACAGGAACAATATCAAATAATATCCGATTAATCATTATATGTGTTGGATGGCCGGTTTCGCCACTTAAAGAATGAGTAAAAAATATTTCAAAACCTTTTATTGCTTGAATTAATTTATTTTTAACTACATCTGAATTATGATAAGACTTAATATTAGAAACATCCCATATTTCATAATCAATATCTAAGTTATTCATAACATTTAAAAATTCATTATATCTATTCATTACAGATGAACATGTAATACATATTACTTTTATTTGTGAATGTCTATAAATCAATAACTCTCCGAAAAATATCATATCATCGTCCGGATGAGCAATAACTAAAAGTATGTTCCTTTTCTGTTCCGGTCTTGTTCTTGAATATACAATATCACTTAAAAATCGATATGGTTCAACATTATATCTAAAACTCGTCTTACACTCTGTAAATTTACTATCAAAAACCCAAGGAGAATAATTATGATTCGCCCCAAAAATATAATTTTTATGAACTTCAACAATTGAATAATGTTTCATATATTTTTCTGGATAAAGATAAATTGGATTAACTATTTTATTATTTTTATAATCTCTTATATACGTATCATCATATCTATTGTTTATATTAAATATTCTATTAATTATCTGATTCTCTTTTTTACTACCATAAAAATTTAATTTAATACCCGACGAATCAAACACGGATAAAAAATCATGAAAAAGAAAAACATCTATATTTCTTAAAAATTCATAATGATTATCAATAAAAAATCCTCCCAACTTACATACAACTCTTATCATCATATTATTTTTTGGTAATCTATTTTTTTCACAAAAATCCATCAGTTTATCATCATCCCATTCCATAAACTGATAATTTGGTAATATTGTTTTATTTTTTATCAAATATTTTGATTCTGTTTTTATTTTTCCATAATAAACATGAATTATTTTTTCGATCATGATTTATATTATAAAAGAAAATTGAAGATTTTCTAATCCGAAATCAATTCGAATTTTTTAATCAAATCTGCCGGTATTGAAACATTATTCTTTTTCCGTAAAACAACCATCCTTTTATCTTCCGTCTTCTCAATAATATCATAATAATCTAATATGATGTGATACTTTTTACGATGTAAAAAATCATCAAATATAACATAACAGCCGTCATTTATTACATCAAAACACTTTAAGCAACACGCTACTCGAAAGCGCCCATCCACCATTACTAAATCAATCTTTCTTCTTTCTTCAATTGTCAAATTACATATATGTTCGCTATAATTTGCGAGACTTGTTTTCAAACAGCGACCACACGGATATCCCCATGTATGCGGTTTTGTTCCCATTTCATTGTATATATAAGTAATTTTCGAGTTGTTTTTTATTTGCGATTTCAGTTTATTCATCCAAGTTTTGTCGCTCTCAACTGTATAAATTTTTTGGATGTTCGGTCTCAAATTGGCCTGATATGTTGAACCGCCGGACCCATACTCAAAATAAACGGTTGCTTTGTCTAAATATCGGTAAAACATTTTCATATCATTCGCGCACAATTCTGGAATCATTTGTATTATATTTTATAAATTATAAATGTTTTTAACTAAAATATACGCAATATATTTTAGTTTTACCGGCGATAGGTTTCGATCCTATGTCCTTATGGTTATGAGCCATACGCCCTTCCACTGTGCCACGCCGGTTTCAACTTATAGTGAGAAAAAAAATTTGGAAAATAAACGCACTAAATATTTTAATTAAAAATTGATGGTAAATATAAACAATATTTTTAGTGATTTAATTTGAAAAATGTCGTCTCAACAACAACAACCTTTTCAAGGCCATCCGGAGAAAAGAGCTATGGATGAAATGAATCTGACGATTCAACAAGCACACCTTGCTGAAATGACGGAGCAATCTGCATTTTATCACGCGTTTCTTGCGCGTATTGATTCTGAACACGCGAAAGCACACGGAAATCCAGTCAGGTTAGCATTTCTTGATAATCTGCTGAAATTACAACAGGACGGTTCTCTTCTGAAAATTTTCAGTTGCTATCAAGGAATCGACCCATCGACCGGTCTTATGATGATGAGTCATTCTGGAAAGAATCTTTTGGATTCAACTTGGGGCAATGACTTCTACAAATTGACCATGGCTTTGACTTTCAAATCGATTAAAGAAATGAACGGACCACAAATGGTTAAATTTTTGGTCGATTTTCGAACCCCACGTGTATCGCAATTGATTATGGAATCTCATGAGCTTCAACAAAAGATACGGAACGCCCTGTCTTCACTTGCTTCAAGACCACATGACCGCGCAACACTCGCTTCGATCCCTAATCCGAAAATCAGTGGATTTTTTGAATCATGTGATTTACCGAACACTCTTGCGGACCCTCTTATCCACAACTGCCCTGTCGATTTGAGTCAGATGAGTCCAGAATCAAAACCTGTCATCTCATTCTATATTGGACCAGACTGTTATGGTAATGTTGGCCCGATAATTGAAATTTGTGGCCGTCATGAATGCGCGTCTTGGCTTGAAACATCAGTTCTCCAAGTCCTTTTTGAGATTATCCGACGCGAGGACAATCACACGAGAGGTATCTCAGAAGTTGATGCTCTTTTCGAGTCTCTCTATCGCACACATCTGTCCATGATTGAGATTGATGGAAAACCGGCATCGTTAGAAACAGTCATCTATATGGCTGGAAGACGCACACAGGGCCCGTTGTTTCTCCTATTGGCAAACCTCTACCTCGACCAGTTCTCTGTCAAGTTTAAGGGAACTTCATCCGTTTGGGCGTGGAATATTCTTACAAATGTTTTAAAGATTCCGTTGAGGAAGTTTGTCCCAATGGGAACACACGCCCACGAGCTTTCCATGCTTCTTGGAGGAATGGGATTTGGAAAATATGGCCAGATTGTTGGTCATTACCTTTACTGGTTGACCCACATTTATGGAACTAAAACCCAGTTTTTGGCTCTTCCGGACACTTTTGGAACTAAATGTTTCTTAGATGTAGCGAAACGAATCTACGTCAAGCTTCCAAATGGAGAAGAGGTTCCCTTTCTCAGTCTTATCCAAGGTTTCCGTCAGGATTCCGGAAGCATTTCAGAGTTTGTTGAACTCGTTCGATGGGTTTCTAAGATTGTTCTCGCTTCTGAAATTGGGTCTACTACCGAACTGGAAGAAGCAGTACGCGCTCTATGTTTTGCTCTTGGAATTGGTGGGTTCTGTGGAGATTCTGAGAAGGCTTTCGAAAAATCTTTACGTGAAGTCTTTCCAAGTCTTACATTTATTTCTAGCATTGAATTCGCCTGTAAAATAGGCCAAGTTGGAGACAACTGCAATCTCGGAAAGTATGGAGATTCGGCTGGAAAGCGAAAGGGAAACAACCTTGGTTGCACCGCAGAAGAATACGAGCGTCGTCTCGATGATGCGGTCATTCCGACAATTACCGACAGTCTGGGACAACCTCTCGATGACGATAAATGCTATCTTCTCCAAATAGGTCCTTCCGGCCCGGTATTCACGCCGTATTCTCCTCCTTCTTGAAGAAGCTCGTTCATTTTTTGAATAAAATACCCAGCTGGGTATTTTCCAAAATTTATAATTATTTCTGATAAACATAATCTATCAGAAATTACGACCTCTACAGGGTTCGAACCTGTGGCCTATCGGTTAACAGCCGATCGCTCTAACCAACTGAGCTAAGAAGTCAAGTCTAATCTTTTGTAATCTCCGGAAACATAAGTTCCCAAAAATAAATATATTTTTGGAAACAAACCGCCCCTTTTTCCCGCTATACGCGGGTAAAGGGGCGAACAGATAAAAAACGTTCGTTTTTTATCTCTTAATTTTAAATGACTTCGTCATTTAAACTGAACCCCCAAACCGCCTCTTTTTTCTGATTCTTCAAATAAGTAAAGGGCTTAGACCTCACTTACACTCTCTTCTAAGAATAAAAAAACAAAAATTAAACGCATCCACCCTTTTTTCTGATTCAGTTTAAAAGACTTCGTCTTTGAAACCGAATCAGCAAAAGTGCGAACAGATAAAAACATTTGTTTTTATCTCTTTATTGTAAATGACGTTGTCATTTACACTGAGCCCCAAAATAATTAACCTTTTTTCTGATTCAGTCTAAAAACTCTTATAACGTCCCCAAGTCATCCCCCGCCCTCTGGAATATTTATCATATCCATCTTCCACCACAATATCCCCCTCATTCGTCATCATCTTCCAAACCCGCGAAGGACCATCATTCCAAAAAAGACAATCCTCCCCCTCTTTAACAACATCATCAACCACTAAAAGAGTCCCAGAATTACTCAATCTCATACAATTTACAATATCCATCATCGCATCCCGAAAACTATTTCCCCCATCAACAAATATCAAATCAAATTCCCCCTCCAACTTAGGAACCTCTACTAAACTATTCCCAAATATAAATTTATGACGTCGCCCAAACTCTCGCCTAATATAATCAGCCCCAACCTTTGAATGTTCCCCCATATCCAAACTAACAACCTCGGTATTCAAACCCGCTGTATTCAATAAAAACAACAAACTACTATGTCCATAATTGAAACCAATCTCTAATATTCTTTTTGGGCGCAATCTAATACAAAACTCAATCAAACGGAGCGACTGTTTCTCCACCTCTAATGTGTATCCATCCCTTATATATCCTTTATACTCCCTATTAACATACTCCTTCAACTTATCTCCCTCAAATCTCGTCCAAATATATCGCATCAAAACATCATCCGGATTCTTCTTTAAACGGATGAGCGTGTTCTTCAAAAGGGCCTCCCTGTTATTGAAAAAATTCACATAATAATTATACGTCTCGTCATAAGAATAAAAGCACTCGTTCTCCACTTGGGGATTCTCTATCAGCTCCATAATCTCATCATTCTGACTGGGAGTAAGAGATATCGCCAGAAAACAACCGTCGCACCTTGGATGATTACCTGTGTGATAAGCATAGGTCCGTCCCCTCAAAAATGGGTCAAATAGGCTCCCCAACTCCAAGCAAGTCAATGACGGATTCTGGAGGAACCACTCACTACACAAAATACGGCCCAGTGGCCCACACATACACATTATAACGGCCCCCGCCTCAAACTCCATTTTACTAACCCGCTCATAATCCGCCTCAAAAGCATTCCTCTCCGAAACAACAACTGTCTCATAAGGAACTATACCGAACTTCTCCAATTCACGAATATTCTGAATATTCCTCTCATTGCTTATAATAACGACCCGCCTATCCGGCATCGTCTCCCGAAACGCATCCAACGTCCGCCACACATTCGAATTTATTAAAACGTTAGTATTCATAACTCGCGTAGATTCCCTGACCAAATCCATACAGCGCCGGTAATCACCACAGCGACATACATTACAAGGAACGCCCACATAATAATTCTCCAAATCAACGTCTAAACAGGCGCGTAATTTGGAGGACATTTCGGGGGAAGAATGGTCGGCGCCCCGTGATATAACAGCGGTCGTGTCATAAATTGCGGAAATCTCACCGTCATTCATTTTTATGAAACAGAACGGCTCCTTCTTTCTTAATAAGTCATACAATTCTTCGGCGCGGTCCATATTGTTCTATTTATATAATCAATATTACTTTTAAACTTAGTTATTTTTGATTAAACTTATTTTTGTTTTTCACAAATGTTCAATATTATAATTTCGCGAAAAATATAATTTTTATAAAATAATCTGATATCATTTGCGAAAAATATAATTTATATAAAATAAAAATTATATTTTTCAAAAATATTCAATATTATAATTTCGCGAAAAATATAATTTTTATAAAATAATCTGTATCATTCGCGAAAAAATATAATTATTTAAATAAAAATTTATAATTTTCAAAATATAATAATTAAATAAAATTTGGACAATAATAATTTATAATTTTTAAAATATAATTATTAAAATAAAATTCGGACAACAATAATTGTTTGGGGGTTAGCCCCTTTACCCGCGTATAGCGGGAAAAAGGGGTTATTCGCAGTTATCCTTATCGTCCCTCATCTCATTCCTCTCCGCAATTGTCGCATCCAAAACCCGATGCGGAATATTATTCCGCTTCATAAATTCATTCAAAGCATTAGTATCCTTCGGGAAACAGAGGCCCCCATAGCTCAATAGACCATCCGGTCCGGGAACATCCGTATGCATCGGATTAATCCACCCATTCTTCAACATCATATCCACAACAGTTTTATAATCCGCCCCATTCTTCTGACAAACCAAATACAATTCATTGAAAAATTGAATCTTGACAGCATAAAAAGAATTACAGAATATCTTCATACTCTCACTCTCTGTCGAAGAACAATAGCTTATGACAGCATTTGGATAATAAGTCTGATAAAATTCTCCAACCCTCTTATGTTCATCCTCTGTTATGAGCGCAGTTTTTCCCAAAACAATATGGGTCTGATTGTGAAAATCCTCATAAGCAGTTCTCGCTGTAAGGAACTCTGGATTATGTAAAATACGCAATTTGTATTTGGAAACCAACTGGTCGCATGTATTAGGTTCAATTGTAGATTTTACTACAAAAACTCCCCTGTAATTATTCGCGGAAAGATACTCGCATGTTTCGTATAATGGAAGTTTATTATATTCTCTAATTGAGTGATTATAGACTGTTGGTAAAGCACTAAACAAAATATCACATTCTAATAAATCCTCAATTCTCCCAATTCCCCCATTCTTGAATTTATCATATTTCGCATGAACATTTGCTCCCTTTTCCTCAAAGCTTTTTACCATAGCCCCCCCAACAAATCCTAAACCAACAATTCCAATTTTCATATTATAATATAACTTTATAATTTCGGAAAAAATCAAATATAATTATATTCAATAATTTAATCTAAATGTCATTCGGAATTATAGGAAATGGATTTGTTGGTAAAGCAACGCAACTCCTTAAATCTAACAATCACCCAATGAAAATATATGATATCGACCCAGAAAAATGTTCCCCTCCAAATATAACTCTCGCTGATTTAGCTGATTGTCGAATCATCTTCGTAGCCGTTCCAACCCCATCAAACCCCGACGGTTCCTGTCATCTTGAAATTGTTCGGTCCGTCATCGAAAATATACGCGCACTTGATATTCGGGCCCACATTGTCATTCGTTCAACCGTCGTAATTGGAACATCAGATGAATTAGACTGCTACTTCATGCCAGAGTTCCTAACTGAAAAAAACTGGGCCGATGACTTCTATCAATGTAGCAACTGGATTTTCGGTATGCGAAAAGGGTCCGACATCGAAAATCAAGATTTCATGAATGAAATAACAGCGCTTATAAATGACGCCCACGAAGAAGGAAATATCAAATATAATAAAATTACATTTGTCCCAAATAAAGAAGCCGAAATGATTAAATATTACCGGAATACATTCCTCGCCATTAAAGTATCCTACTCCAACGAAATCCACGAATTTTGTAGTAAAAATAATATTGATTATGAAACTGTCCGTCAGGTCGCAACAGAAGATCGGCGAATCGGAAATAGCCACACGACCGTTCCCGGACCAGATGGTCGCCTCGGATTCGGAGGGACCTGTTTTCCCAAAGATACCCACTCCCTACTCCACCAGTTCGAAACCGCCGGAATAAAATCGTATATTCTCAAAAGCGCGATCCAGCGAAATAATGAACACGACCGCCCCGAAGGAGACTGGAAGAACGATGTCGGACGCGCGTTTATTAGTCCCCAATAAAAAGGACTTTACACGCTTGTAGTATAAATAGGGAAATGACATTATAGAAATTTGCGATGTTCCATAAATAAAATGTGGAGAAAATCAGATTTTTAGCAAACAATCGCGTCTTCAAATTATACTGCGTCATCATAAATACAAAACAAAACATATAAAAAATATTCCACGTCCCCATTTCAACATACGGTTCTGTCATTACAACATAAGATGCGAGTCCCCCTGTAAAAAGATGCCATATATTATGGATCCAATAATAATCATGACATATACACTTTGTCTTCCAAGAAATAACACTATAATAAAATATAACGTGGCCAAATATATCCATCAAAAATACATATTTCATAAAGTCATACCAATTTAACCACCAAATATAACTCATAAAAATGTGATACTTTATGAAAAATGAGCAAATGAAATCCTCCGCAAAATAGCGCTCCTCGTCATAATAATGATAGAGCCCACTAAAAAAACTAAGGAATAAACTATAATAACCAAAGATGACATCACCACCAAATAAAATATTATAAAGCGCGGGTAATCCATAACTAATCACTGCGGTTCCAATTAGTGATTTCTTACCGAAGTTCTCCATCATTGCGTTTAATTTTATCATAAAATATTATAATAAGTTGTCTTTATGTCTCTACAGTTTATATATGACTTTGTCATATATAAACTCTAGATATATAAATCATTATATGATTTATGTCTCTACTGAATTCCAGAATACTTCGCTATCCATCCATAATACGGCTGGACTTTGATATACATTCCGGGATAACTCATATTTCCACAACCGACCCCGCAACTTATTATCCCCACCAGCACCCAGACACCCCCAATAAACTGTAAGCAGGGACCTCCACTGTCGCCAATACAAGAATCCACACAAACCCCATTGATAACATTCCCCGCAACAAACATATTCTTTGGAACCCTCTTATAGTTCGTCTTATCTTTCGATATAATCACAATATCCAGTTCCCGCAATTCTAATAAATGTTTCATCTGATTTGGTAAAACCTCCAATGTCTCGCGACCATAGCCTAATATCTTTAATGATGTTTTTGGATTATAATCAATCTTGTATTTATTTGATGGAAGAACAACTGGTATCAAATTTGGAAAATGAATTGAGGGAGAGTCCATCGTCTGTATAATAGCGATGTCATTTTCAAGCGTTGTTCTCTTAAAATCAGGATGGATAACTATGACGGAAACTCTTAACTCGACGGATTGCTTCTCCAAATGGACGTCGCCCATTCTTATCATTATCATACGCACATCCCGCTCATAAACGCAGTGCGCCGCCGTCAGAAAATATGGTCCACCTATCCAAATAGCCCCCGCCTTAAATTTATAATAGGGACCATCCAAATACCAAAAGGTCGCCATAAATGGATAACTATTATTTTCCTTAACATTTTCGCCCCCAATTATTCTTCCTGTTATTTTAGTGTCATCCATATTTTTATAAATATAATTTTTACAAAAATTGATATAAAATATTCCACATATATACATTATATCAATCATGAACTACTCTAATTATAAATTCTCATTCGATAAATATAAAAATAAAACATTTATTGAAGTCGCGAAAGAAATTATAACGAAAGATGAAAAATACATCTCAATTATTGGGAAAACAATTGTCAGTCCAAAAATATCTCCCGAAAAAAAGAAGGAATTCCAGAATTTTTTAGAATTCTTCCACAACTATTTTCTCAAAAATAAAGATTCACTCATGGGCGAAGGCGAAGCCGAAGAGGATTCGGAACCAGATGAAATTGTCCATATGCCACCAAAAAGCAAAAGCACCGATATTGTAATTAAACAAACGAATCAAACTATATCACATATTATTCACATTTCCGATATACATATCAGATTGTATAACCGCCAAAAAGAATACGCGGATATCTTCCAAAAACTGTTCCAAAAAATAAAAGAAATAAAAGCCCAAATCCCCAACATCATTATTATCATTACGGGCGACCTCCTCCACTCCAAAAATATTCTATCTCCGGAATCCATCCTTATCACTCAACAATTTCTCCAACGACTGTCGGAAATAACGACGACCCTTCTAATCGCCGGTAATCACGACGCCCTCTTGACTAACAACCAGCGCGAAGACAGCATTACCGCCATCACGAAAAACATTGAAATCCCCAATTTTCACTACCTCAAATACTCCGGCGTATATATCTTCGAAAATCTGGCCATCGCCGTCAATTCAATCATCGATAATAAATGGATATTCGCGCGGGATATTCAGAAACTGGACACGACTACTCACACAGTAGCCCTCTATCACGGGTCCGTTGGACTCTGTGAAACCGGCGTCGGATTCCGAATGCGCGGGGAAAAATTAGTCGATGACTTCGCCGGATATGACTACGCCCTTCTCGGAGATATTCATAAGTTCCAATTTTTGGACCCCGAAGGAAAAAAAATAGCTTATGCGAGTAGCTTGATAGCCCAAAATTTCAGTGAATGGAACCATCCCCACGGATTACTCCTATGGGACCTCTTCGGAGGAAATCACCAATACCACGAAATTCCGAATACATATGGATTCTTCGTCTTCAATCTTCAAAATAATCAAATATTCTTAGAAAAAGAGACGGTCCAACTCGAAGATATACCCACACACATCAAACACCTCGAATCCGGAATCAATCTGAAACTCAATATTAATCAATGCTCCCCCGATTTTATTGCGTCTGTTAATTACGTGGTTAAAAAAACAATCAGAGATGCGAGAATAATACACAATTATATAACGGATGATGAGCGCGGACCGACTTCTGGAAATGCGACGACGGCCCCAGTTGGAGGAAGCAACCAACCCAACATGACGCACGGCGAACTCCTCGCGCAATACCTCGCAGAAACATATAAAACACTCAAACCCGCGGATGTAGAATATATAATTGAGAAATATAACCAATATCATATAGACGCTGAAATAGCGAATGATAGGGAACTCGCCCACTGGGAGCTCATTGACCTCGAATTCTCCAACATGTTCGCTTACGGCGCAAATAATTATATCGACTTTTCCAGATTCAATTCAAACTCACAATCGCCGATCGGTATTATCGCCCCAAATAGCCACGGGAAATCGTCGCTTATCGATATTATACTTCTGACCCTATTCACAAAATTTAGCCGGACGCGGGGGACTGGCGTATCAAAGGATATTATAAACATCCACTGTAATAATTTCAAAACGAAATTGACCTTCAAGATTGGGTCCGAGAAATACACTATTTTCAAAGAAGGGAAACGAGAACTATCCGAAAAAATAAAAATAACCAAAAATGAATTTTATAAGGTTAATGAGGCCGGAGAAACAATCCTACTCACGGATGAAGACCGCAAAAAGACGGATAAAGTCATTCAAGATTTAATAGGGTCATATGATGACTTCATATTCACGAATGTCCAACTCCAAAATAATACGAACTCCTTTAAGGAAATGACGGATAAAGAAAGAAAAGAGTATCTCTATAAAGTTTTAAAGCTGAATGTTTGGAATGATATCATCAAAATGATTGCGGATATAACGAGACCAATGAGAAATACGATTACTTTTCTCGAAAAATCGACGGAAAATAAGAGTCGGGATGATTATGAGTGTAAAATAAAAGTGCTTGATGATGAACTCGGGAAGCTTGGGGACACTATACAAGAGGATAAACTAAAAAAAGATGGGATTCTTAATAAAATGGGGGAGCTTCGGAACACTTTGGGGCCGAACATCGCGGAAAAATACGATTTGGAAAAAATGGAGATGGAAAATAAGAGCGCAGGGGATTCTATTACAAAGAAGAGATATGAAATTGAAGATATATCATCCCAGATAAAAGAATCGGAGGGAAAGATGGAAAGGTTGCGCCTTTATTTGCGAGAGGAGGAAATTATAAAAAGATATGAAGAACAATCTTTAATTATCCCCCCTTTTACATCTACACAACATCTTCGAAAAAAAATGAAAATCCACTCAAAATTGGAACCAGAAGAAATTATAAATGATGCTAATTTCAATATTGACAAAAAAGAAATTGATAACCTCAAAAAATTATATGAAGAATATTACACTCTCAAAATAGAATACGCATCCAAATTATATAAAATGAGCCCCAAAGATGAAAACCTGCTCAAAATTGAAACGTCCGGCGATGATATAAAACAGGCTCTCAAAGCCAAAACAAAAGAATTAGGCGTCGTTAATAAAAAGATAACCGCTTTTAGTCAAGAATACGATGTATATAAAATGAATGAGGGAATTCATCGGAAATATCAGGCGCTGGTTTTGAAAAAGAAGGCGATAATTGAATTTATAGGGGAACTTGAATCCCACGAATATGACCCAAAATGCGTTTATTGTATGAAACACCCAGTGGTCAAACAAAAGGTGGAAAAAGAAAAGGAGATGCGGGGTATTGAAAAAGAAATGAAAGAAATTTGCGAAGTGGGACTCGCCGGTTTTGATTTTGAAGGCGAGAATGAATCCTATATTCAATCAATGGCGGAACTAAAAGATAAGTTAGAAGAAAAGAAATCCAAAAAAATAATGCTCGAATCATCAATTGCGAAAATGGAACTCGAAATTGAAAAAGAGGCGAATATTCTCGAAAAACAAGAGGATATCAAAAACAAACTGGCCGAAAATAAAGGAATTCAGGAGAAAATTGATAAACTTGGCGCGGACTGCTCTGAATTAAATAGGCGCATAAAAGGGATGGAGGAAATTGCGGAGGCGCACTCTCTTGCGCTTGAAATAATGGAGATTGAAAGCAAAAATCGGATAAGAAGCGACTTCGAAGGGTCAGAAACATATAAAGATTTTATTGAGCTGGAAAGGGAGAAGAAAATGCGGGGTCAATATGAGTTGAATATTGCGAATTTGAAGATAAAATATAATGGGCTCGATTATGATATTCAGATGGCGATGGATAAAATCGCAAAAAATAATGAAATAATGGAAAAAGTTAGAGATTATCAAAAGATTATGGTGGAAAATCGGAAAATTGAGGAGGAAATATACAATTGTGAAACTAAATTGCGAGGGATTGATGTGGAAATAAATGGATTAAATCAAAAGAAAGGTGTTCTCACACAACAGCGCCAATCTATCCAAAAGGAATATGACGCATTTATCAAAAATGTGGTTGAATTAAAAGAGAAAAAGAATGAATGCGGACTTCTACAAATATTGGAACAATCGCTCGGTAAAGATGGCCTCCCTCTTAAAATATTGAATTCATATCTTCAACCAATAACGGACTCAATCAATAGTATAATTGCCCCTTTCATTCCAAGAAAGATTAAATTACACATTAATAATGACGACCTCATTTTAGACAGTTTTACATCATCTGATTCAACAAAATCGGTTTTTATTCACGGGGGAATGGAGAGCTTCATTCTGGACATCGCATTTAAGATAACATTGAGCAATTTTGCGAAATTACCGAAATGTAATATTCTGTTTTTAGATGAAGGAATAAGCGCATTTGATAATGAGCGACTGAGCAATATTGATATGTTATTCAATTTTATTAATCGATATTTTTTGAAGACGATTTTAATCACGCATATCGACTCAATTAAAGAAAATATTCAGGAGAAAATTAATATTATTAAAGATGAACAATATAGCAAAATAGTGTGTCATTATAATTAGGATAATTTTGGATAAAATAAAATAATTTATAAATTATATAGTCCCCATGTCCGAATTGTATGAATTTGATACAATTGTCGAAATCCCCAAAGATTCAAAAGTGAAATATGAGTTCTGTTGCGAATCCAATAAAATTCGGGTTGATAGAATTCTACCAAGCGCCTACAATTACCCATATAATTATGGTTATGTTGAAAATACAACCGCCGAAGATGGAGATAGTTTGGATGTAGTTGTCATGAGCGACCAGCCTATTTTTCCGATGTCCGTTATCCGTGTTAAACCAGTTGGAATATTATATATGAAAGATGGTAAGGATATTGACCATTTAGAGACTGACCCCAAGATTTTAGCTTATCCGGTTTATAGTGTTGATAGAAGATACAAAAATATAAATTCAATTAATGATATTCCAGAACTTGATAAAATTATATTGAAGGATTTTTTTACAAACTACAAAAATAATGAAAATAAAATTACAGTTGTTGATGGATTTGGGGATTATGATGAAGCGATTAATGTGATTGAAGAATCTAAACGAGTTTTTTTAGAAAAAAAGTTGGTAGATAAAAAATAGATATTTAAAATTAAACTTTTATGGAAAAGTTTAATTAAGTTTTATTCTTCTTGCTCCTGTTCGTTGTCCTGTTCTTGCTCCTGTTCGTTGTCCTGTTCTTGCTCCTGTTCGTGGTCCGGCTCGTGGTCCTGTTCGTGGTCCTGTTCGTGGTCCGGCTCGTGGTCCGGCTCGTGGTCCTGCTCCGGCTCGTGGTCCGGCTCGTGGTCCTGCTCCGGCTCGTGGTC